CGGTCGGGATGACCGCGAGCGCCACGCCGATGGGCGGGTAGCAGCCGCGCACCATCGTCCAGTAGCCGGGCGAGTCCAGCCCGCCGGCATTGGCCACGATTTGCAGCATGCCCTCGTAGGTCTGCATGCCGGGGAAAACCTCGCGCTTCTCCTTGATGTTCTCCGACTGCATCGCGTCCAGGCGCACCACAAACCATCCGCGCGTGGACATCCATTCGAAGTGCAGCTCCGGGTCGAACGAGGACCAACCGAATTGTGGCTCAGTGCGGATGCCCACGTCGTTGTTCCGGTCGTCGGGGTTGAACGCGCCATAGACCTTCAGCCCGCCGCGCTTCGACGTGTTTGAGAGCAGGTTGTCGATGTCGTGCCAGAGGCCTTTGGGAAGGTTGCTGATTTCGTCCACGAACACAAACAGCCGCGACGTCTCGCCGAACTCGGGGTGGGATTCCTTGCGCCGGAAGCGGGCGACACCTTGCAACCGGCCGGCGGCTTTCTTGCCCTGGGGAATCACCACGCCGCTGATGGACCCGCGCCGCTTGCGAAGGTCGAGCCCGATGAACAGCTTGCCGATTTCGCCCGGGAGCGGGATGGCGGACTCCCGGTGCAACGTGACTAGGTGCGAAAAAAGGTTGGCCTCAAGATGGTCCTCGCTCGGGCCGAGCACGCGGACGGAGGTGTATTCCGGGTCGCGCAACCATTCGAGGAAAAACCGAATGGCCATGCTGAACGACTTCGACTGTTTGCCGGCGCCCATGAGGAGTCCAAAGTCGTGCTCGTCCACCGCAGACCATACCCGCTTCGTATGATTGGGTCGGGGGTCGAACTGGTTGGGAGTCCAGAGAAGCTGTGCGGCTTCTTCAAAAGCCCCGTTGGCCAGCGCCCAGTGGAGAAGAATGTTGAGGAGTTCAAATGCTTTTGCTTTGGTGTCCACCGACTGCTTGGCGACCGATGGCGTCGTCTGCGCCGCCCAGGCGCGCACGAGCCGGGCCGCATCGAAAATCTCGCCGGCATGCACCAGCTTCGCGGTCTCGCGAAGCAAACCTTTGGCCGGGTGTGAATCGGGGAGCGCCACGGGTCACCGGATTTTCTTCAGCGCGCGGGCCAGCCGAAAATAGCAGTGGCCCAGCGCGGCGAGGTAGCCGTTGCGCGGCCGGCGCCGCAGGGCCAGCCAGACCTCGCCCAGGGCGACGACGGTCGGCATCACCGTGAGGAGGAACCACAGCTTCAGGTTGTCCAACCCGTGCATAAATTGTGGGGCGCGTTGTTTAAGCCGTTAACGCCGGCTGCCACGAGTGACGGGCTGCGGACGTTGCCCGCTGTCACCATTTACCCGCTGACAGGCCAGCCACTGGGCGCCCCACGCCGGAACATTTAGTTGCTCGGCCAAAACGGGCTGTCCTGTCAAATTGGTGGAGACTTTCTTTGGCTGGAATGCGGTGCCCCTGACCGCCTGCCCCGTTACCGAATCCTGGGGGCAGGACCTTCGACGACCAGCGTTAGCTGGAGGCTCGGCGAAAAAATTCATAGTGCCACCTAAGAAGTGGGCGGTTCTGGTGATTTGTCAAGCCTCATCACGGTGCTGGAATGCCAGTAAGTCTGGCCCGACGGCGCCCGGTGCCCGAGCTGCCGCAGCCGCTCCGCGATGACCTGATAGGTCATCCCTCGCCGGCGCAGGTCGCGGATGACGACGAGGATATGCCGCTCGTCTGCGTTCTCGGCCGGGTCCGGGTTATCCCCGAACCGCCGCGGCCCGCCACAGGGCCGGCCGGTCTTCGCCGCCGTGCGCCGCCGGCCGTCTTGCAGCTTCTTAACAATGACGGCCTTCTCCCACTGCGCCAGCGCGCCGAGCAGTTGCCGCAGCAACACGCGGGTCGGGTCGCCGTCCTTGCAGGTAAGCTCCTGGCCCGTGTCCGCAGCGAACACCTTGACGTTCTGCTCCTGGCACTTCACGAAAAAAAGTTCCTGGGCCATGAGGTCGCGCGCCACGCGGTCCGCGCGCTCGACGATGATGGCGCCCACGTCGCAGGCTACCGCGAGTTCCAGCATCTCAATTAGCATGAGCCGGTCCTCGAACGCCGCGCCGCCGGACTGTTGTTCCTCGAACGTGCGCGCGATGGTGAACCCGGCGCGGTCCGCATACGCGCGCACCGCGTCGCGCTGCCGGTCCAGCCCGTTCATGTCGAGCTGTTCCTTGGTGCTGACGCGCAGATATGCGAAGGTCCTCAATGGCAATGCGGGGTAGTGTGGTAGCAAGCGCACTTGGAACAATACGACCGCAGGTCGCTCAGCCGCAATCGCGGCAAGCCGGCGTGTTCACGCACGAGATTCCAAACGAGAAGCGCGTTCAGATTCGCGCCCGTGTCGTGGACCGTGCGAAAATGCGCCGCCTCGGTTTCCTTGATAAATTGCAACAGGTCACTCATACGAAGGTTCTCATTTCAATAGCCCGTCAAAGGTCCTCGTCGCCCAGTATATACGCGATGGGCAAAACGTAAAGGAACAAAAAAGTCCAATGCACGTAGGCAGCCAGTAGCCCCGGCGCGAGGATTGCGGCAAAGACCACTAGCAGGCCCACAAGGGCGAACAGCCCGCGACCGAGCTGTTTCACACGCACCTCCCCAGGTCGATGTTGGTCCACTCGCGCACCGTCTCGCCGGCCTCGTAGATGGCGGGCACCGTCACGGTCATGCGGACGTCCTCGCCGCACTCCGGCCAGCCTGGGTAGTGGTCCTCGGCGGAAAGTTCCGCGTTCCACTTCAAGAGCAGCGCCTTCAGGTCCGCCCTGAAGGCGGCTTCCACTTCAGCCATGGTCATGGTCGTCATAATTTTGCGATGTCGTCTAGCTCAGTATGGGCGTTTCGCCGTTCCACCCGTAGGCATCCCACCAGTCCCGCGCGTCGCCCGGGTCCGGCGCCGGATACTTCCCTTTGTCGTCGTGCTGGGCGAGTAGCCGGAGCGCCACCTCACGCGCCATGGCCGCTTCCACCTCTATCATCCGCGCGATGCGTCGGCTCACCAGCCGGCGCGCATTGAGCAGGTGATTGATTTCCATGTCGCGAAAAGGCAACACCTCGCCGGTCTTGGTGCGCCAGTGCGTGAGATGGGAGACCTCGATGCGGAGCGGCGTCGCGGGCAAGGCGGTGGCCAGCTTGCGCGCGATGCGCTTTCGCAATTTCTTCTTGGCTTTGGTCTTCACGAGTCGAGTCGGTTGTGGTGTTTGATAAACGCGCGGACCGCCCCCAGGATGTCCCGGTCCGAGCAAGCCGCTACGCTCACCCACGGGACGCTCCGACTATCGCTATGCCACTGCCAGATGCGCTCCGCTTGGTAGTGCATCAGCTCGGCGCCGGCCGCGCGCACCACCTTCACGATGCGCATGCAGTCGTCCAGGTGGCGCACGAACCGCCGCTGCCCCAGGGCGTAGTCTAGTTCGAGCTGGTCGATTTCCCCCGGGTCCTTCTTTGACCGGTCCTCGGGGCAACACATCTCGCTGGCGTAGTGGCCCATTAGTTTCCCCTCCCGGTGCGATTGCGCTCCGCGGCAGCGCGGGCTTCCGCGGTGGCCTTGACGGTTTTCTTGCGGGCGTTCGTCGCCTTGGCGAGTTTCCGCTGCTTGGCGGATTCGATGGCGTTGTTGATTCGTTGGATTGTAGCTAGGTCGTTCATTTGGTTTGATGGTTTCAGCCGGCGTTGAAAGAGCTGAGGATAACCCCCGCCACCGAAAAAGGCGCGGCCACTCCTACGAGCCGGACAGTTACCATGTCCCGGCTCGTCACCCAGGTCCCCCACTTCGGGAGAGCTGCCCAGTCCACTTGGCTCCCATTCGGGTGCCGGTCCCGCGCGGATTCCTCGTCCTCGGCGCAGACAACCGCCGAGTCAAATTCGTCGTAGTCGCAGCAGTCGGTTCGTTCGATGAGGTAGATGTTCATATTCTATCCTTACCAGTGCCATAGATTGGCGGGATGTCAAGGCCCGCTCGATGGTTTGAGATGAATTGTGCGATTTGGTCCGCGGTTCCCTCGACGAGGATTTCCGAACCGACGCGGTCGATGATGCGAAGCCCGGCGTCCGTCAACTCGGAAATGAGCGCGGTGGCCCGGGCTTCGTGGCTGGCGTAAACGTGGTAGTGGTTCATATCAGTATAAGTCACAAGGTGGTATTTCATGTCGCCCCTTACAGTGCCAGAGTTTCCGTAGAAGTCAAGAGCCATGTCAGTTTTCCCCGGACGAAAAACGCGGTGAGCGGTTCGCCCTCCTGTAACAGCTGGCCGGCGAACCAGAACGCCGGGTGCAGCGTTTGCCCCGCCACCACCGGCGGGGGCAAAAGATCCTGGTCCGGCTTGAGCAGGTCGTAGGGCGGCAGCATGGCGTGATACGCTTCCAGGTGAAGTTGCGCGATTTCTCGGTCCGATAGCCGGTCACGGAGTTTCATGGGGTGTCAAAAAGTCGCGTGCGAGGATTTTTCATAAAACCGTCGCGCTTCCAGGATGCGCCGGTTACGCTCATCCCGGGCCGGCCGGGCCGCGGCGAGGCGCGCGCAGATTTCGTCGGGAGTCATACGGGGCAGGTCAAAAGGTTGGTGGTGCGGAAGGGCACGACCTTCCAGGCCTTGAAAACCCGGCGGCGGCGCCCGGGCGCTCTCTTCGCGGGCATCGGCACCTTGACTTGGTTGTCCACGAAGGTGCGCCCGTGGACCACGACGTAGTGCCGGGTCACGTTCACGATGATGAGGTCCGCCGAGACCGCCTTGCGGTGGTCGCGCAAAAACTTGGCGAGGGTGGGCCGGCGCCCCGGCCAGTGGACCAGCTTGCCCGGGTGGCAGATGCTTTGCGTGGTTACCTGGGCCGGCTCGAAAATGGGAATGAGCGCGTAGCCCAGCTCCCGGGCGGCGATTTCCAGGGTGCTGTTCCGGACGCCCTTCACCCGGCGCTTGCCGGTGATGCGCGAGATGATGCGGTGGATGACCGACGTGGGCGCGCCGGTCGTGATGGACAGGGCCGCAGGTCCGCACCAGAGGATGCCCGGCAGGTCGTGTTTGATTGGATGGAGTTTGCTCACCCCGTAACTTCGCACACGTCACGCGGCTTGTCAAACCCCGTCGCTGGGAAAAGCGTCCCAGCAGGCCAGGTAGCTTCCACGCTCCTGCCGGACGAGCCCCTTGCCCAGGAGGTCAACCAAAGCTGCGGGGTCCACGACCTGTACTGCGGGCAACGGTTCATGGAGACAGACGACCTGAAGTTGCGCGATTTCTCGGTCCGAGAGCCGGTCACGGAGTTTCATATTTCGTAGTCGGGTTGGAACCACCAGCCGGTGCCGGCCGGCGGCGGGCCGGGCGCACCCTTGCGGCGGACGTGCCGCATGCGATGACAATTCGCGCAAACCACGTCGCACTTCGCGATTTCATCCAACAGCGTTTGCACCCCGAACCGGAAGCCCGTAGCCACGCCGAACAGCTTCTTGGTCCCGGGGCGGTGGTCGAAGTCCAGCACTTCTTTGTGGAAAAGGCCCCCACAGTCTGCGCACGGGCACTGCTTGGCCTGGGCCACCAGCTCCCGCTTCTTAGCCCGCTGCCGCAGGGCAGCCCGTCTGAACACCGCACGGCCCTTCTCCGACTCCCGATACTTGCGCAGGTATTCCGCGTGGTAGGTAGCGTTCTCTTGGCGCCAGTTTTTCATCTGCTCGCGCTGGATTGCCCGGGCCTCGGCGCTCCGGTTCTTGCGGCGGGTGGCTTGGACCTTTTGCTCCCGGCGGGCGGACTCCAAAATTTCGGCTTCAGTCATGGCCCGTAAGAAGTGTGTATTTTTCGCGATACGTCAAGACTATAAAAAGGTCGCGTGCGAGGAAAAATTCAAAATCTCGCGGGGTTCACCTAGCGAACCCGTCGCCCCAGCCCGCCCCCGTGGCCGGACCCCCAAAGTCGGTCGCGGGCTGGCACGATTCTTGCTTCTCGCCGCGCGCGCTTCGCAACCCGTTCCGCGGCACGGGGTTCTGGGACCGAGGTGCTCGTGACCAGGAACGGGACACGGGGACCGAGGTGCTCGGCAATAAGTGCCGAGTAACCCGGTTCGTGTCCCGTTGCGAGTCTAGGCCGTTGCAGAGCAGCTAAGGTGCTGAGGGCCAAGGACCTCCAGGCCGCGCTTCGGAGGGATTGG